CATTTAGAAAGTTTAACTTTAAAGTGTGGATATGACAAGGATAACCCAAGAACTGAAATTTTCATAGAATATTGAAATAATTTATAAACGTTAAGCGTGAACACTTGTGACTTTAGTCATGAGATGAAACGCTTGACAAATTATAAATATAATATTATAATAAATTTAGAAAGACAAATGTATTCCAAAGCTGATACAATCAGCAATGGATAATGGTGAATTGAACGCACCATTGAGAATAAGGGTTGTATAACCAAACTTCTCAAGAATCCTACGACTAAAGTCGTAGGAGGTTCAATAATATTAAATAGGAGGATAATTATGGGAAGAAATATTAGAAAGCTTATTTTTGATTTTCACACAAATCAAGATGCAGTATCTGATGGTAAAGAATTATCAATAAGTAGTAACATGGTTAATATGATTATTGCAGTTACAGGTAACGCTACAGACTTTGAGTTAATACCAGAAGTTAAATCCAATGATACAGACACTTATACTGCTGTTGGGGTGGTTAATGTTGATACATATGATATATCTTCTATGATTACAGCTAATGGTAAATATAAAATGGAACTTGAAGGTTATACGAAATGTCGAATTAGGTTAAAAAAACTTGGTAATGGTACATTAAGCGTAAGAGGAACTATTACTGATTAATATAAAATAAAAAGAAATAGTAAATGGAGGAATAATAAATGAATAATATAAAAGTAGGTGTTGATATATGGCAACTGATTTAATAAGCCGTGGAATGGCAAGTAAAGCTCTTAAACAATATAACAATATTGCGAACGAGATTGTAGACATTAAAAGCTATATCGGATATATTGACATCGATGGATATGTTGACATCGATATATACGGCGTTGAAGTTGACTATGAAAACAAAACTTTTGTAAGGCTTGCAGGTGCAGTTGGAAAAACACCTGGTGCAGACTTTGATTCAATCAAAGCCTTTGGTGGAAGAAAAAGATGTATTTTAACAGATGATGGTGTTGTTTTAGCTTATTATGGTGAGCCTGGTTATGTGGAAACGGGGAAATTAACACAGGCAATAACAAAAAATGGTGTAACTTATCCAGTTGGCACACCAGTGCAAGTAATGGTTGAACAACCAAAATTCTATTACAAGGTTGTTCCACTGAAAATGGAAAAAAATGATGCAGAAGAAATTGATAGAATTGAATTCACATCAGGTGCTTCATCAGATGGAAACATTACTATCACATTGAATGGTCAAAACTTCAATGTGGCAGTTCTTGCATCTGATAACACTCCAACTGCAATTGCAACCAAGGTCAGAAATGCAACATTCGATGGTTGGACAACGGGTGGAAGCGGTACAACCGTAACATTCACAAGAAATCAGAAAGGTGTCTGTGCTGAACCAACATTCGACGGTGGAACAACAGGTGTAACTGCAAATGTTACAAGAATACAGGTTGGCTATATTGGCAAAGGTTTCAAGCTGCGTAAAGCAAGATACTATGTCAGCATGACAAAGAAACCTAGCTTCAAAGTGCATCCTGCTTTTGTGAAAAACGGTGTTGAAGTCGATAAGATTTACCTGTCAGCTTATGAAGGTTCACTGTATGATGTTTCTGCTTCTGCTTACATTTTGGATGATGCACAAATTGCTGATTTTACTGTAGGCACTGGTGACAAGCTTTCATCCATTGCTAATGCTAAACCCATAAGCGGTCTTACACAAAGACTGACAAGAAGAAATTGCGGGATACTTGCTGAAAATCGTGGGCCAGGTTGGTCACAGCAGTATGCTGCAACTGTTGCATGTTCTCAGCTTCTTTTCCTTGTTGAGTATGCAACACTTAACAGTCAGACTGCTATTGGCATGGGTGTTGTTACTAAGGCACCAGGTGTAGGAAACGAATCAGAACTAACTGGTGCAACAACCAACCTTGGAAATGCAAGTGGTTCTGTCACAAATACTAATGGATATAATGTTGTGTCATATCGTGGTGAAGAAAACCTTTGGGGTAATATTTGGAAGTTCNTTGATGGTATGAATATATATTTCGACGCATCAAATGGCATTCATGACTTATACATTGCAGATAATGCCTTTGCAGAAGAGAAATACACAGACAATTACAAAGATGCAGGAATAACCTTGGCAACTAAAGTAGGCTTTATTTCAGCAATGGCATATAATGAAGAATTTGACTGGCTGTTCGTACCTGCTGAAACACTTGGTNACGATGCTTTGCCTGTGGGTGATTTTTTCTATCAGAATATTANTTCATCCCCTAAAAAAGGAACCGCTCGATTGGGCGGTACTTGGAATGAAGGTTCTACTGCTGGTGCTTTCTTTTGGTATGTGGCTAATACCCCTTTTTATTGGACTCGGTTTATCGGCGGGCGTTTGGTGTATGTACCTTAACGGAGGTGATTATCATTATGAAAGTGCAAAGTTCGGCACTCACGGTAAAACCCATTGAGGTTTTAGGTGGTAATGTATATATCCGCAAAAACATCGTGCGAATTGACAATGATGGTGATGAAGGATTTCATGGGTGGGAATATGACGAAACGGTGTTACCGCTAGAGCAGTATTTGTCAGTGATTGAAGTTATGGGACAGCAGATAACTAATCTAATGCTGGAGGTGATGTGATATGTATGAATGGCTACGATTTGCATATCCATTAGGTATGGCAACGATTGAGCAATGCAAAATGGCTGTTGAAAACGGTAAGATAACAGCAGAGCAATTTAAGGATATTACGGGAGTGGACTACTATACCGTAATATAAATATTTAATAAAATATGTCTTTTGTCTAAATTTCAATTAACTGTTCCCTACCCTATCTTATTTTTTAGAAGGTGATACTATTAAAGTCTTGTCTTTTGACCAATCTACAAAAATTACAGAAAACTTAGCCGAAAGCCCACGACTTTATTTGTTGGTATGAAGGTTTAAATCTTAGCCAAAAGCTAAGCGACAAGTACAAGTCGTAAAAACAAAACGTCTGTGGTAGATGGTGTAGCCTAATGAGGTGATAGTCTACCAGCCCTAGGGTCTATACGACCTGCCTAGGGAGGGGTGATGGCACACCCTTAACTTGGGCGTTGTCCGAACCAGAAATGGATGAGGGCGTTAACGACCCAAGAATCCCCTGACTTTAGTCATGGGGAGTGTCAACTAATAATATCTGGTGACACTAAAAATGAAATAACTAACAAGACATATTCGGTTAACTCAAGATTTAGTATTAATGCAGATGAAATTAAAGGAATTGAATGGTATGTAAAAGATGGTCTTGTGATAGTAGAAATCGAGTTTAAAAAACCTGAAAAACCAAAAATAGAAATAAAATATAAAAATTAAAATAAATAAGTACTATGAGTAGGGGTATTTCTCTCCCCTACTCTTTTGTTTTGTATAAAAAAGAGTTAGGGGAGGTAGAATTTTTGAACAAAGAATTATTGAATATATGCTATAAAAAGCACAATAAAGAAATTGATTTAACTTGGGAACAACTTGCACAACAATATGGATTTTCTTCAGGTGAATGTTTACGCAGTTGGTTTAAAAGAATACGTAGAGAAAATGGAGAAATAGGATATAAAAATAAAACAAGAATATTACATATTTCAGATAATCATTACCCATTTAATTTACCAAAAGAAGTTTTTAAAGATTATGTTGGTAAGGTTGATGTACTTGTTTTTGGTGGAGATGAACAAGATTGTCAATCAGTTAGTAGATTTAAGAAAAAATATAGAATACCATTTGTAGATGAAATGATAGGTACTCGGCAAATGATTATAGATATTATTGAGTACATTAAACCAAAACAAGTTAAATTGATAGCAGGAAATCATAATTATAGACTTATTAATTATTTTAGTGAAAAAGTACACGAAGATTTATTAACTCTGATGCCCGAAACTAATCTTGATTTTATTATAGATTTAGGTTTCTGGAAACATGACCATCAAACAAAAAGTAAAACTTTTTATGAACCGTTAACCAAAGTGTTTGATGGAAAAATTGATATTGAATATATGAAAAATTGGTGGTGCAAGGTAGGCTATACTATTTTTGCACACCCTAAAGCTTTTCGTAGTGGTATACTTGCCACTACAGAAAAAGCATATACATATTTCCTTCAATTAGGAGAAAAATTTGATACACTTTGTTTAAGTCATACTCATCATCAAGGGTTTAGTAGATATGGAAAAGTATATATGTATGAAAGCGGTTGTTTGTGTGAAGAGCCATCTTATGCTTCTGAAGGTACTATGATAAGACCTCAAGATAAAGGCTTTGTCTATTTAGTGCAGGACGAGCAAGGAAATCTTATATATAATGAGTCAAAATTAATTTGTTTGTAGAAAAAATTGAAAATGATGTGTAAATATGAAATTTCGTGAAGAAACTTTTAAAGAAAACGGACAGATAATTAAAAAATTTTATATAGACGACAAAGAAGTCACACAAGATGTATATTTTAATCTAACAGATGAATTATACGAGAACACAAAATTTAAACAAGATGACCATAACAGAAATATGTAACTGCGAAGAATGCCAGTATTTTCTTGAATTAATCAATGAAATAAGACAATCTCCTGATAG